AGATCAGGTGATGCGGATAGTCATATTCATTTCGACAGTGGTAATAACTCTCAATATGACATTATATTTGGTGATGATTCCAAATATTTAATGGTAAGTAATACCGGAAATGTTGTTGTTGGTACGAGTGGATACACTTGGACATTTGGCAACACTGGAACTACACAATTCCCAGGCTCAAAAATCTTGGCACCAGTTAGTGAGAGTATCACTATGCAGAGTGATCAATATTCACAGTTGATGTGGGAAAACGCTAATGTAACCGTGGCTCCAAATATGGCCATTAACTCAAACTTCTATGTATCACAAAACAATGCTACCTTGGATATTGCCAAACGCGATGGTAGTGGTACTCAAGTAACCAAATCGTGGCTTTGGAATGCAGATGGCACCCTAACATTCCCAGACGCAACAGTTCAAGCTACAGCCTGGACTGGTATTCCTGGACCATACGCAGATGATGAGGCAGCGGCTTTGGCAGGTGTAGCATTAGGATCTCCTTATCATAAAACTGGCACTGGTGGACAGGTTTTTGTTAGATTAACAAGCCCCACTTAACAGTAAATATGAATAGGACATTAAAATGAATAAATTAAATAATAACTTATCTGAAATTTTAGATGTAGAACCCATTAAAGTAACAGATAATATTGTTATTGAACCTTTAAATAATATCGATGATGATGCAGAATTTGCTAGGCAAAATATTAGACATCTTATAGAAAAAGGCAATGATGCTATGGAAGGAATTTTGAGTGTTGCAAAAGCTTCCGATCATCCTAGAGCTTATGAAGTTGCGGCAAATATGTTGAAACATCTAACTGATATGAATAAAGATTTAATGGAAATACAAAAAAGAAAAAAAGATTTACAACCTAAAGAAACTTCACCAACAAATGGTATAAATGTCGATAAGGCTGTTTTCGTAGGTTCAACAAAAGAATTAGTTAAACTTCTAAAGAGTAAAGAATAATGGCACTAACACAAATAAAACCAAATGCTGTTGATTCCACACAAGATTTCGTATTTGATAGTATAACTATTGACGGTATCGTTTTAAGTAATAGTGGTGGTAGTCTTACTGTTACTGGAGCGCAATCAATTAATGTAAGCACTGGTTTTGATTCTGGATCTCATGCAAATTCAGCTTTTATTAAAGCAAATTCTTCGTATATTCAAGCTAACGCTGCTTTTGAAAAAGCCAATCAAAGTTATATTGTTCTTAGTAACTCATCGACTTACATAGATGGCGCCACAATGAATGTTTGGGGTGGATCGTTTGATAACTATCTTTTTACTACTTGGGCTGGAGCTTTTAATTCTAATAACAGTACAGCATTATTTACATTTGGATCTTTAGGATCAAATGTAATGTCGGTTCAAATGGATGGCAGTTTATTTGTTGGTGATAATTTTATAACAGATGCTTTAGGTGTAACTCCTAATCTTGGAGGTTGGATTGTAGCATCGAGTGGTATAAAATCTGTATATAATGTATACGCTAATGTTGATGTTCAAGCAGGACAAAATTTAATTGCTGGTGGTTATGTTCAATTTGGTGATGGTACAACACAGAGTACTTCAGCAAATGCCACTATTCGATATGCAAACTCTGCTTTTGGTGTTGCAAATTCGGCTTCTAGTTATGCTAATGGAGCATTCGCCTCTTCAAACACAAAGTATTCATCTTCTGGTGGTACTATATCTGGTGATGTTTCAATTACTGGTAACTTAACTATTTCTGGTAATGTATTTTCTGTGCAGGCTACTAATTTAAGTGTTGAAGATAATATGATTTTCCTCAATGCTAACAGTAACAATTCTAATCCGGACTTAGGTTTTTCTGCTAACTATAATGATGGAACCTATGCTCATGCCGGATTATTCAGAGATGCATCAGATGGCATTTGGAAGTTTTATTATAACTATCAACTTGAACCTGATGCTTCACCCTATATTGATACAACACATGCATCATTTAGAATTGCTAATTTAACAGCCAATATAATTTCTGATGTTGTTACTATTAGAGGATATGATCCTTTAAATTATACTAATGCGGCCTTTGCTGCAGCAAATACTGCTGACCAAAAAGCTGTAACATCAGGTGATTATGCAAATTCTTCTTATGGTTTTTCTAATACTGCTAACCAAAGAGCTGTGACTTCTGGTACTTATGCCAATGCGGCTTTTGCTATTGCTAATGATGCATATACCGTGGCATATACTGTCGATTATTACGCTAATGCGGCTTTTTCACTTGCTAACACAGCAAACACTAATGCTGCAACAGCTGATCAAAAAGCTGTAATTTCTGGATCATATGCTAACTCAGCATACGGCCAAGCAAATACAGCTAATACTAATGCAGCAACAGCTGATCAGAAAGCTATAAGTGCTGGTGTATATGCTAATGCTGCTTATGCTGCAGCTAATACTGGAGCCTCAGCTACAGATTCTTATGCTAGAAATCATGCAAATAGTGGTTATGCACAAGCAAATACCGCAACAACAAATGCCGCAATTGCCGATCAACGTGCCGTTACTTCAGGTGCATATGCTAATTCAGCTTATGGCCAAGCTAATACTGCTAATACTAATGCAGCAACTGCCGATCAAAAGGCAGTTACTTCTGGAGATTACGCCAATTCTGCATATAGTCAATCTAATACTGCCACAACAAATACCTCGACTGCTGATCAAAGAGCTGTAACTTCTGGATCATATGCTAACTCGGCTTATAATCAGGCAAATACTGCAACTACTAATGCTGCTACTGCTGATCAGAAAGCTATAAGTGCCGGTGTTTATGCTAATGCTGCTTATGGTGCTGCTAATACAGCCAATACTAATGCTGCTACTGCTGATCAAAGAGCGGTTACTTCAGGTGTTTATGCAAATGCTGCTTATGCTTTAGCTAATACTGTTTCTTCTGCTTCAATCGACAACTATGCTAGACCACATGCAACTGCTGCCTTTAATACTGCTAATATAGCTGATCAAAGAGCAGTTACTTCAGGTTCTTACGCTAACTCAGCGTATAGTACAGCGAATACAAAATTGTCATCGTCTGGCGGTACAATTTCTGGTGATTTAAATATTACTGGCAACTTAGTGGTTTCTGGTAATGCAACTACAATTAGTGTATCTAACATTAAAGTAGATGACTCTCTACTTCAATTGGCAGCTAACAATGAAACTTCTGATGCGTTAGATATTGGATTTGTAGGACATTATAGTGATGATGCTGGTGTAAACCAAAGGCATACAGGACTTTTCCGTGATGCTACGGATGGACTTTATTACTTGTTTTATAATTATGAAGATCCTAGTTTTGATACTTTAACTCCGAATAATACAATTAATATATCTAATTCTAGTTTCAGAGTTGCTAATTTAACAGCAAATCTAATTTCTGATGTTGTCAGAATTCGAGGATATGATCCTATAAATCATACTAATTCCGTATTTGTTACAGCCAACTCAGCATCTAGTTATGCTAATTCGGGGTATACAACAGCAAATTCAGCATCTAGTTATGCAAATGGTGCCTTCGCAGTTGCTAATACTGCTAATGTAAATTCTGTAAGTGCTGGTGCTTATGCTAATGCTGCCTTTAATGCTGCGAATACTAGTGGTTCGGATTCGTGGGCAAGAAGTGCTGCTAATTCGGCGTCCAGTTATGCTAACTCCGCTTATGTTCAAGCAAATACTGCAAACATCAATGCTATAAGTTCAGGTTCTTACGCTAATTCTGGTTTTGCTCAGGCTAATACTGCTGACCAAAAAGCTGTAAGTGCTGGTGTGTACGCCAACTCTGGTTTTACTCAGGCTAATACCGGAAGTACAAATGCTATAAGTGCAGGTAGTTATGCTAATGGAGCTTTTGCTGCTGCGAACACAAGACTGTCAACCTCTGGTGGAACAATTAGTGGTGATTTAACAATAACTGGATTTACCACTCTAGCAGAAACAACAGAGATAGTAACTGCTTTGACCGGAGCCACAGGTACAGTAGCTCACAATTTAGCAACAGGTCCTATTTTCTTACACTCTAGTGTTACTGCAAATTTCACTGCAAACTTTACAAATACTCCTACAACTAATGATAGATCAATTGTCGCTACACTTATTGTTACTCAAGGAGCAACAGCATATATACCAAATGCAGTGCAAATTGATGGCGTAGGACAAACTATAAATTGGGTTGGTGGTTCAGCGCCAACTGGCGGTGCAAATAAAAGAGATGTTTTTACTTTTGCGTTGATTAGATCATCTTCTACTTGGACTGTGCTTGGTAACTTTACTTCATTTGGATAAAAATGCCTAGATTATCTTCTTCTGGTAGCTTTGCTGGTGTTTATGGATTAGGTGGCTCTGCAGCTGCAGGTGCTACTGAAGATGCTAACTATGTTGGTGCAGTAATGGTTTTTCAACAATCAACAGCGCCAACAGGTTGGACTAAAGTAACGACCGATGACGATGCAATGTTAACTTGTACAACAGGAAGTTTAACAACAGGTGGAACTTTAGGATTTGCTTCAGCTTTTACAAATGCATCACTTTCTGGTACTGCTTCTGGTGCGAGTGTTTCAATAAATTCAACTACATTAACAGCTGACAACCTTGTTTCGCATAGACATCAATATGTTGGAGCTTCTATTCAGAATCCTAGACCAGGTTCTGGTATACCATTAGGATTTCCCACTACTGCATCTCCTAATCCTTTTGTAGGACCTGGAGAAATATCAGCACCATATACCGGGCCAACTGGACATGTTCATCCAAATCCACCAGGTCCTTTTAGTTCATCATCTCCTGTGGTTTTTTTTAGTAAAGATTTAAGAATTAAATATGTAGATGTAATTATAGCTTCGAGGAATTAACTATGGCATTAGAAATACCTTCTGGTTCAATAACTGTTATGAAAGTTAACACTGCTCCTACAGGATGGGTTAAAACAAATACTAATAACTTAAATGCATTTAGAGTAGTAACTGGATCTGCTAGTAGTGGTGGTACAGTTAATTATACTTCTGTTCTTATTCAACACACTACGACTACATCATCTATAGCTGGGAGTGCCGGAGGAACATCACTAACTGCGCCACAATTACCTTTACATACTCATAGACAATTTTCAATCGCAGCAACAGTAAATATGCAAATACCTGCTCCGGGATTGTCAGTTCGCGTAGCTCCTTCTGTACCAGCAGCGCAAAGTGGTAACGTTGGATCCTCACTAAGCCATACTCACAGTGCAACGCTTACCTCTGGAAGTTTTAGTGGTTCGAATTTAGATTTGAGAGTTAAGTATGTTGATTGCATTTTAGTGCAGAGGTCATAATGCCTATTTTTGATACTGGTACAAAAACTATTTTTCAACAGACAACCGCACCAACAGGATGGACAAAAGACACTGTTAATTACAATAATCATTGTTTAAGAGTTGTTAGTGGATCCGTATCTTCAGGAGGTAGTGTTGATTTTACTACAGTTTTTACTACGGCATCTTTTACTAACGTTAACTTTCCAATGACAGGAACTTTTGGAGCTACAACATTAACTACGCCTAATATACCTCCACATCAACATCCAATATCACCCACTGCTCCTACTTGGCCTGCGCCGCCAGGAGTTGGCCCATCAAGTCAGACTGCGCCATCTCCGACATCTCCATCTGGAAGACCAATGGTAACAAACACCGGATTAAATGATAATACTCTTGCTGCAAGTCCAGCTTATGGCGGAGGATCACATACTCATCCTTTTGCAATAAGTGTTTCCGGATCTTGTGGAGATTTGTCTGTAAAATATGTTGATATTATTATCTGCACTAAAAACTAAATAATAATTTTATGGAGAATTTAAATGATTGATACGCATAAACTTACGATAATACCAATTGATGGTTCAGTAGTTTCAGATTATTTTAACTTAACAAATTTGGATTTAAGCACATGTAATGTGCCTAACAATGTACATGCTTTACAATGGAATAATCCAATTTGGCCTGATGCAATGAATAGTCACTTGATCGGTTTGGAATACGGACAAGGACAAGGTTGGATAGAACTCAGATCAACAGAACCAAATATTGATATCACACAATTACCAGAATGGGCTTTGAATTGTTTTGAGGTGGCTAAACAAAGATACAATGGTGAAAATTAAAAAAAGGATTTATTATGAACCCATTATTGACTGAAAATAATTATGTTTACATACCTAATTTTATTTCTTCTGAAAGAGCAAAATTATTAGCAAACAATTTTGAATCTTTTTGTAATGAAAATGATTTAGTAGGAGATGATCAAGCTCCTAATTCAAATACTTGTTATAATTATATAGATTTTTTAGAATTATTATGTAATTCTACTCCAGAAGTAGGCGAATTTATTGGTGAAAATGTTTTGCCCACGTATACTTATTCTAGGGTGTATAAAAAAGGATCTGAACTCTTAATACACAAAGACCGTGATGCTTGTGAAATTAGTTTAACGGTTCATTTGGATGGTGACAAAGATTGGCCAATTTTTATAAAAAATCCTAAAGGTGAAACAATAAAATTAAATTTAAAATCCGGAGATGCTATGTTGTATCTTGGTTGTGAAGCAGAACATTGGAGAGAGATGTATGATGGTGAAAGATATGTACAAGTTTTTCTTCATTATGTAAGAAGTAGAGGTGAAAAAGGATATGCATATTTTGACAAAGAAAAAATATCAAAAAAATCATTATCTGAAAAAACTAAATTAATTGAAAAAAATACCGAATCAATAATTAATAAAAATTTTGTTTTAAGTTCTCAAAATAAACTTGTTGATTTTATTCAAATTTTTGACGACATTATTCCTCATTCTTTGTGTGAAGAAATAATAGACGAGTATCATAATGATAATCATTTTGACTTGGCTGGAGTTGGTTCTAAAAACGGAGGATCGGAGATAAATACTTTCGTTAGAAATGTTCCTCAATTATTGATAAGTGATCCTAATGTTATTAATTTAAATTACGAAAAAAGAAAAAAAATAGATAATTTATTTTATGAAAAAATGCAAATTGCTATTCAAAAATATAATGATATACATAAACATGTAGACATAGTAGAAGATAGTGGTTATTCATTATTAAAATATAATATGGGAAATTTTTATATAGAACATGTTGATAGTTTTAAAGAAATACCAAGAACAGTTTCATGTTCTATAGCGTTAAATGATGATTATGAAGGAGGAGAATTTGCTTTTTTTAATAGGGAGTTAAAATATAAAATTAAAAAAGGTTCTGTTTTAATGTTTCCTTCTAATTTTATGTATCCTCATGAGGTTATGCCTGTTACTAGAGGAACAAGATATTCAATAGTTACGTGGTTTGTTTAATTAAAAGGAGATTATATTATGCAATTAAAACCAGGAACATTTTGTCCTATATTAAAAGAAGAATGTGTGCAATTTAAATGTGCATGGTTTACTAAAGTTGAAGGATACAATATAAACACAGGAAAAGATGTTGAAGAGTGGAACTGTGCTATGACTTTTATTCCAATGTTGTTAATTGAAAACTCAGGAATGTCCAGACAAACTGGAGCTGCTGTAGAAAGTTTTAGAAACGAAATGGTAAAGTCTAATGAAGCCACTCAACAAATCTTTACTAACATGTTATCTGTGAATAAAGAAAACAATACAAAACTCTTAGATGGTTAATAAACTAAAAGGAATAAAATGGAAACCTTAGTAGAAATGATGAAAAAAGTGTTAGCAGACACGTTTGCTATGTACTTGAAATCACACAATTATCATTGGAATGTAGAAGGTTCAAACTTCCCACAATATCACGAATTTTTTGGTAATTTGTATGCAGAACTTCACGACGCAGTTGACCCTATTGCCGAACAAATTAGAGCTTTAGATTCTTACGCACCAGGTTCACTTTCTAGATTTATGGAACTTACTGACATTCAAGATGAAATGAATGTTCCTCTTGGTACTGATATGGCAAGAAAATTGTTGGGTGATAATGAAATAGTAATGAATACATTGAATATGGCATTAAAATTGGCAGAACAATTTGATAAGCAAGGTTTAATGGACTTTTTAGCTGGTAGAATTGATACTCATAGTAAACATGCTTGGATGTTGAGAAGTATTTCAAAATAAATGAATGACGGTTATCTTGGTAATGAA